ACATCTGGAACTTTATCAACAACTTGGACAGCTTCAACAAATGCAAACAGAGCAGTAGGTCAAGTAGATGCACAGGATAATACATCAAACAATATTTATTTAACTGGAGTTCAGTTTGAGGCAGGCTCGCAAGCCAGCAACTTTGAATTCTTGCCAATTGATGTAAACTTTGAAAGGTGTAAAAGATATTTTCAAACAAAAGGAACATCTTTATCACCTAATGCATTTACTAGTAATCAAACAGTTGCGATGGGTTTAGCAAGAACAGTCAGTCAGGCTCAATGTTACATGGAACTAAATCCTATAATGAGAAGTGAGCCTACAGTTAGCGGCATAGGAACTTTGTCAAATTTAAAATGTCATACTGCTACTGGTGGAAATGTAAATACATCAAGTATAGGTTCAGATGGTACACCTAATAGACAGCAAGTAACATATCTTGCAAACAATCTAACATCAGGTTTGAACGACAACCAACCAATAAGACTTTATGGTGATTATACAATAACATTTGATGCGGAGTTATAAATGATAGTTTCAGTTACAAAAGAATATGGAATAACAGATAATACAGATTTTAACTATAGAGTAGAATATTCTGATGGAACAGAAAATATAGTTCCACATTCAGAATCAAATAGACACTATCAAGAAATTAAAGAATGGGCCGCAATAGAAGGCAATAACATTATCGATCCAGGAGCGTAACCATGGCTTTTGGAATAACTACATTTGCAGAAGCTCCTTTTGCAGCTACAGGTTCAACAAATGCAAACGTTGCAGTTACTGGTAGTCAATTAACAGGAAATTTAGGTAACTCTACTGTAACAGGTACTGGTGTAGTAAATGTAACTGGTATATCTATTACATCCACAACAGGTTCAGTAACAGTTGCTCTTAACACTCCTGTTAATGTAACAGGATCTCAAATTGCAACTAATTTAGGAAATTCAACTGTCTCAGCTAATGCTAATGCATCCACAACAGGCTCAAGCGTAACATCATCTGTTGGAAGTGTAACTACAAAAGCTAATGCAAATGTCAGTGTCACAGGAAGCACTCTAACAGCTTCTTTAGGTAACACTAATATTATAGGTACTGCTAATGTAAGTGTAACTGGTCAACAATTATCAACAAATATTGGAAGCGCTACTGTTGCACTAAATACACCTGTAAATGTAACTGGTAGTTCATTAGCTACAAATATAGGTAGTGTAACAATTAATCTGAATACACCAGTAAATGTCACTGGGGTTTCTGTTACAATTAGTACAGGTAGTCCGTTAATAACAGCATGGTCTCCTGTGGATCCTGGAGTAAGTAATAGTTGGACAGATGTTAATAAAGGAGTTTCTAACACTTGGACAGAGGTTGATATAGCTGCATAGTCAGTATATAGTGTGATTTAAGGAGAATTATTATGCCTTCAACATTTTCGTCAGATTTAAAACTAGAGCTTATGGCTACTGGTGAGAACGCTGGTACTTGGGGAACTAAAACAAACACAAATCTTAATCTAGTTCAACAATCTATAGCAGGTTTTGAATCAATAGATGTAGCATCAAGTGATGTAACACTATCTATGAGTAATGGAACAATTTCAAATGCAAGAAATATGGTTCTCAAATTTACTGGTACTCTTGCTGCAAACAGAGTTGTAAATTTTCCAACTAGTATAGAAAAATATTTTTCTGTTATAGATGGTACAGATCATGCAGGTTACTCACTTACATTCAAAGTTACAGGTCAAACAGGTTTTAAGTTGTGTGAAGGACATTCATATATTTGTCATTCTAATGGAACAGATATTGTTAAAAACCATGAAGAAAAAGTTTGGAGAACTATTAATGCAGCAGAAACAGTTCAGGCAGGAGCACAACTATTTATAGATACTAGCTCAGGTGGTGTTACTGTTACTTTACCTGCTTCACCATCTCTTGGTGATGAGGTAACTTTTTTAGATTCAAAATATAATTTTGATACTAATAACTTAACAGTAGCTAGAAATTCAAGTAAATTATTAAATACAACAACTGATTTAACAGTAGCAGTAGAAGGAGCAGCTTTTACATTAGTATATGCTGATGCTACTATTGGTTGGACTTATAAGGATAAATAATGTCAGGATACTCAGAAACAAAATATTCAGCATCTGGTGTAAGAACAGGAGCAATCATGCCTCATGGAGATTCCTCTGCTCCTATTGGTTTTTTAAATTGTGATGGGACTGCAGTTTCTAGAACTACTTATGCTTCTTTATTTGCAGTGATAGGAACAACTTATGGATCAGGAGATGGAGCATCTACATTTAATTTACCTGATTTAAGAGATAATGTAGCTGTAGGAAAATCAAGTTCAAAATCAATTGGTTCAACTGGTGGGAGTGCTACACAGACTACAACAGGAAGCGTTGATAACCACACTTTAACCACTTCTCAAATACCTGCACACACCCATACTAAAGCCTCTTTTCAACAAGAACAAGGTATAAGACATAGGGATGGAACTTCTCAAATTCCACAAAGAGGAGATGTAGGAACTGTAACTGGAACTTTTACAACAGATAGTACAGGTGGTGGTGGAGCACACAATCATGGTTTTACTGGAGCAAGTATGTCTGTATTACAACCTTATCTTGCTTTAAATTATATTATTAAAACTTAGGAGACTGTGTGCCTTTAACAAGTGTTAAAATCAGACCAGGCATTAATAAATCCGATACACCCTCAGGAGCTGAAGGACAATGGGTTGATAGCGATTTTGTAAGATTTAGATATGGACAACCCGAAAAAATAGGCGGTTTCGAAGCAATAGGTCAAAAAACAATAGCAGGTCCAGCAAGAGCTCAACATACTTGGAATGATTTAGAGGGTAGAAAGTATGCTGCATTAGGCACATCCAAAGCATTATACATTTATTATGAAGATGCTTTTTATGATATCACTCCTTTAGACACAGCTATATCTGGTGCAACATTTACAACAACAAATACATCAACGACTGTTACAGTAAATAAAACATCACATAATTTAACTTTAGGTGAGTTTATTACTTTTACATCAGTAACACCTCCAACTGGAGCAGGATTTGTAGCTACTGATTTTGAAAATAACGCATTCGAAGTTTTAAATGTTGCTACTAATACTTTTGATATAACAATGCCTTCGGCAGCAACAGGGTCTACTTCTGCAACAGGTAGTGGAGTGATAAATCCTTATGTTGAGATAGGCCCCACAATTCAGACTTATGGATATGGTTGGGGTACTAGTACATGGGGGACAGTGGCTTATGGAAAAGGTAGCACATCTACTCAAGTAATTCTTGACCCTGGATCATGGTCACTAGATAATTTTGGAGAGCAACTAATAGCAACAATTAAGGATGGTAAAACTTGGGTTTGGGATGCAGGTTTATCGAATCCATTAGATAGAAGAGCTGTAGTCATGTCTGGTGCACCTACTGCATCTAGGCTTACAATTACTTCTGATAGAGATAGACACGTTGTTCATTTTGGAACTGAAACCACAATAGGTGATGCAACTACTCAAGATCCTATGTTTATAAGGTTTAGTGATCAAGAAGATTACACAACTTATACGCCGACTTCTACAAATACTGCAGGAACTTTTCGATTAGATACAGGTAATAAAATAGTATCAGCTGTATCTGGTAAAGATTACAACTTAATTTTAACTGATCAGGCTGCTTATACCATGCAATTTGTTGGTCCACCTTTTACCTTCTCTATAAGACAAGTTGGCTCTAACTGCGGGTGTATTGGTCAACACGCTGCAGTTTATGCTGATGGTCAAGTATTTTGGATGGGTAAAGGCGGAGGGTTTTTTAAATTCGACGGTACAGTAAAACTTTTACCATCTTTAATTGAAGATTTTGTTTTTACAACAACAGGAGATAATTTAGGTGTGAATTATGCCTCTAATGAGATTATTTTCGGAGCACATAATTCTTTATTTAATGAAATAAATTGGTTTTATCCAAAAGGTACACCTTTAAATAATCCCTCTGTGCAAAATGATAGAGTTGCTACATATAATTATGTAGAAAATACATGGAGCACTATGACTTTAGCAAGAAGCACGTACGCAGATGCATCTACTTATGCAGTGCCTTATGCAACAGAATATGATTCGACTGGTGTTCCGACAGCTTCAAATCTATTTGGCGCAACAAACACATTTGGAGCTACAACTTATTATGCACAAGAGGTTGGCGTAAATAAAGTAGATTTAAACGCACAGCCATCTGCAATAGCAGCTTTTATAAAATCAGGAGATTTTGATTTACCAACAGAAGGCGATGGACAATTTTTATTAAGAGTAAGCAGGTTTTTACCTGATTTTAAAAATTTACAAGGGGAAGCTAAAGTTACTTTAAATACAAAAGATTTTCCAATATCTGGAAATTCGACGACTGCTGAATTTACAGTAAACACTAATACAAGTAAAATTGATACTAGAGTTCGTGGTAGACTAGCAAATATAAGAATAGAAAACACTAAAGTCGATGAAACTTGGAGGTTTGGAACTTTTAGAGCTGATGTAAATGTAGATGGAAGAAGATAATGAAAAGAAAAGATCCTAAAGTTGGTACTGGTAAAAAACCAAAAGGTTCTGGTAGGAGATTATATACTGATGAGAATCCTAAGGATACTGTTGGAATTAAGTTTGCGACTCCTTCTGATGCTCGTAAAACTGTTGCAAAAGTTAAAAAGATATCTAAACCGTTTGCAAGGAAAATACAAATTTTAACTGTTGGAGAACAACGTGCTAGAGTCATGGGAAAATCTCAGGTAGCCTCTATATTTAAAACAGGTAAAGAATCTATAAGAAAAGGTAGAAAAAATGGCTAAAATAAATGTGTATGTGCCAGAGCCTCCAAAAGAGTATTCAGAAGAAGGTTTTAGGCAAATTAACCAAGCTATAGCAACAGTGGAAAATCAATTAAATACATCCTATCAACAAGACTTGAAAAATGAGCAAGATGCGTTTAATTACTTTATGTCATGACAATACAATATAAAAATAAAGGATACAAACAAGCTGACACAAATTTAAATACTGTTTTAACTTGTCCAGCAAGCGCTACTTTAATTGTTAAAAGTGTTTATTGTGTAAACAATGATGCGTCATCAGCTATTTTAGTTAATATGAATTTAGTAGATTCCTCTGATTCCAGCACTGAGTACGAATTTTTTAGAGATGATGTAGCTGCCAAATCACAGGTAAATGCTTCTCCTCAAGGAATAAATTTAGAGGCAGGAGATTCAATAAAAATACAAGCAGCAACTGGCAGTAATAAAATACAAGGTGTAATTAATTATGCGCAAATAGATAGATCACAAGAGAATGGCTAAACGTAAATTTGTTAATTTTACTCCAAGACCAAAACCTCGTAAAAGGCCAAGAAGACATAAAAAAAATCTTTCAAAAGATGAGAAAAGAAGTTATAAGAAATACAACAGACAAGGAAGACCTCAATGAAAACAATAATGATAGATGGTAAAGAAGTTCCAGTATTACCAGCAAAATCAGAAGAAGAAGTTTTGAATAAAAGAACTGGAAAAAAATATGGTTCCAAACAAGATTTTGATTCTGATGTTGCTGATCCGAATACTGATACAACTAATGAAGATCTACAAGTTAATCAAAAAATAACAGTTGCATCACTAGATTTATTTGGTACAACCAAGTAATGAATCCCCAAGGTGGCACTGAGCTTCAGCTAGGATTTTTAGAACAATACGCTGATAAAAATTTACTAGATAAAGTTCAAATAACAACTTCTGTTCCTGAAAGAATACCATTACATCCAAGTAAACCAAATATACTTTGGCAAAAAAATTCATACGATCAACCAAATATAGCACCATGGTTTAGTCAGAAAACTAATCATAATAAATATGATTGGTATGTTTTTAATAGTAACTGGACATATGAAAAATTTAGAATGGCTTTTGATATACCAACTGAAAAATGTCATGTAATTAAAAATGGCATAACTAATTTTACTGAGAGAAAGCCTTATAAAAAAGGTGACAAAATTAGAATAATACATCAAAACACTCCATGGCGGGGACTATCGGTTTTACTAGGTGCAATGCAGTTAGTTAAAAATCCACTTATTACATGTGATGTGTACAGCTCTACACAAGTTTATGGTGATGATTTTAAAAAACAAAATGACGATAAGTATATTGAATTGTACAAACAAGCAGCTCAATTACCTAATGTAAATTATATTGGCTATAAAGGTAACAATTATATTTTAAAAAACTTACATAATTATAATATGTATGTATATCCAAGTATTTTTGAAGAAACATCATGCATATCAGCGATAGAATGTATGTCTGCAGGTTTATACACAATCGTTACAAATTTTGGTGCTTTATACGAAACTTGTTCTGAGTTTCCTATGTATGTAACATATACAAAAGATTTAAAACTTTTATCAAAAACTTTTGCTTTTGCGATAGAAATGGCTGCAGAAACTTTACATGAAAAGGTAATACAGGAGAACCTA